TAGCTGAAAAAGCTCTAGGATTAAAAGCCAAAGAAAGATTAAAGGAACTTTGTATAGGAACTTTAAAAATTAAATCACTTGGAAAAGGAAAATATGGCAGAATCTTGGGCGTACCTTATACTCAAGATGGTGAAGATATTTGTGCAAAACTTATATCTGAAGGTCATGCGGTTGAATATTGGGGTGGTACAAAAACCAAAAAATGGGGGTAATATGAACATATCTGAAGAAGGTATATCTTTAATTAAAAACTACGAAGGATGTAAGCTTGAGGCTTATCAAGATAGCGTAGGTGTTTGGACAATTGGTTTCGGGCATACAAAAAATGTAAAAGATGGCGATCAAATTAACCAAGACGAAGCCGAACATTTATTGAAAGAAGAAATGCCTGAGTATGAAGGTTATGTTAAGGATATGGTTAAAGTACCATTAGATCAATGTCAGTTTGATGCGTTAGTATGTTGGGTATATAACTTGGGACCTACTAATTTAAAAGAATCTACTTTGTTACGTATTCTTAACGAGGGCGATTATGATGGTGTGCCAGAGCAAATAAAACGTTGGAATAAGGCTGGTGGTGTTATCTTAGGTGGATTAGTTAAACGTAGAGAAGCTGAAGCTAATTTGTTTCAAGGTAAGGAATGGAGCAAAGTCTAAATGGCACTACAAAAAACAATATTTAGACCTGGCATTTATAGAGAGGGTACTGACTATGATAATGAAGGCGGTTGGTTTGATTGTAATTTAGTACGGTTTAGAAAAGGCAGACCAGAAAAATTTGGGGGTTGGAGTAAACTTACAAGCAATACTTATTTAGGTACGGCTAGAGCCTTACACCCTTGGGTTTCTTTAGGCGGCACTAAATATCTTGGGATTGGCACTCATCTTAAATACTATATTGAATCTGGTGGTAATTTTAACGATATAACTCCTATAAGAAGTACTACATCTGCTGGTGATGTAACATTTTCTGCAACTAATGGAGATGCAACAATTACTGTTGCGGATACCGCACATGGGGCAGTTCAAAACGATTTTGTAACTTTTTCTGGAGCATCAAGTTTAGGAGGTAATGTAACAGCAGCCGTACTAAATCAAGAGTATCAAATAGCTACCATAGTAAATGCAAATAGTTACACTATAGAGGCAAAAGACACGTCAGGGACTACGGTTACTGCAAATGCTTCTGATAGCGGCAACGGAGGATCTTCTGTTGTTGGCACCTATCAAATAAATGTGGGTCTAGATGTTTACGTTGCTGGTACAGGTTGGGGTATAAATGGTTGGGGCGCGGGAACGTTTGGAAGTACAAGTTCTTTAAGTTTGACTAACCAATTAAGATTGTGGACACATGATAATTTTGGAGAAGATTTAATTATAAATCCAAGAGCGGGTGGCATTTACAAATGGGTAGAAAATAATGGTTTAGGCACAAGAGCAGTTGAGCTTTCTGGTATTACTGGTGCCAATCAAGTTCCAACCGTAGGTTTGCAAGTTATTACTTCAGAAAAAGATAGGCACTTGATAGTCTTGGGTGCAGATCCTGTATCAGGTACTTCTAGAACGGGTACGGTTGATCCTATGTTTATAGCATTCAGCGATCAAGAAAATTCATTAGAGTTTGAACCAACTAATACAAATACCGCAGGGTCACTAAGACTTTCTTCAGGATCTTCAATAATAGGTGCTGTTAAATCAAGACAAGAAATAATGATTTGGACCGATACTGCTCTTTATAGCATGCAATTTATTGGCCCTCCGTTCACCTTTGCAGTTAACTTAATTAATGAAGGTATAGGTCTAGTTGGACCTAAAGCAGCCGTTACCGCGCCTCAAGGTATCTATTGGATGAGCTACAATAATTTTTATATTTATAACGGTAGTGTGCAAACTATTCCTTGTACCGTACATAATTATGTTTTTGGTGATATTAATCTAGGACAGTCTTTTAAATTTAACGCATTTACTATTTCAGACAAAAGCGAAGTAGGTTGGTTCTATTGTTCATCAAGTTCTACAGAAATAGACAGGTACGTTATTTACAACTATATAGAAAACCTATGGATTTATGGATCTTTAACAAGAACAGCTTGGTTAGATGCGGGTATAGAAAATTACCCTAGAGCCGTAAATGGAGGTTATTTATATCAACAAGAAACTGGATTTAATGATGATGGATCTCCTATGACAAACGTTTTTATTGAAAGTTCTGATTTTGATATAGGAGATGGTGAACAATTTACTTTTATAAGAAGAATCATCCCAGATTTCAAGTTCTTACAAAATAACAACGCTGGTAATATAAATATTGTAGTTAAAACAAGAAATTTTCCAGGAGATTCTTTAACTACAAATTCTACAAATGCAATAACTGAAACAACTACACAAGCTTATGTTAGGGGCAGAGCAAGACAAATGGTTTTAAGATTTGAATCTGATGATGATGCAACCGGTAATGGTAACTTGGATATTGGATGGAGATTAGGAGCTACTAGGATAGATACAAGGCCTGATGGCAAGAGATGAGCAAAATATTACAAACTCAGTTACCTATTGCTACAGGAGATGTTAGCCCAGAAACTTTCAACAGGTTAGTAAGAATATTAGAAATTAACTTAGGTGCTGTAGATCCAGATCAAACCAGACAAGTTAATGACGCAGACAAAACAACTTTTAATTTTTTAGCCGGATCTATTATATGGAACACTACTTTAGGTGTTTTACAGGTCTATACTGGCAACAAATGGGTAGATATAGGCGAAAGAACAAACGATTTTGGTTTTGAAATGACTGCTTCTGTTGGTAAAGTTGATGTAAAGACAAATGGTGATATAACAGTTAATGTCTAAAGCAGTAGAAGTACAAGAGTATAAAACAAAAAACATATTGTTAGAACATCCTGCTGATTGGTATATAGATGACCAAACATTTAATGCAGTTCAACACTCGTTATCAGATATAGTAGATTTTTATGAAAACAAGGGTAATTACAACCCTGTAAAAAATAAATTACATGAAGTTATAAAAGAACCGTTAAAAGATGTATATACGGTTCCATTCTTTTCAGAGAAGTTTTGTCAAATATTATTAGACGAAATGCATAACTTAGAAGACTTTTACGGATTTATACCCAATCCAGAAGAGGATGAACTTAGACAAATACCTGAAATAACCTTTCAAGATAATTGTCCAGAAATATATAACTCTTTGTTTCAAACAATATATACTATAGGTAATCCTATATTTTTAAATATTTGGAATAGGCACGTTAATGGTGGCGCAATTCAAATAGCTAATTATAATTTAAAGGATAAAAAACAAGGTGCTTGGCATCATGATGCTAGTGCCGATATAAGTATGGTTGTTCCTTTGAATACTGGCGAGTATAAAGGCGGCGGTACTGAGTTTTTAAATCGTGGTACGGTTGAACCATTACCTACGGGCCACGCTCTAATATTTCCGAGTTTTACTCATATGCACAGGGGATTATCGGTAGAATCAGGAAATAGATACTTACTTGTATTTTGGTTAAAATGTATAGAAGAATAGGGTAGAATTTAAAAATGGCTATAGTAGATAACTCAGGAACAGGTTTAGCGGCCCTGGGGCGTAACGAAGACCGCTTTATGGCTCATGTTGCACCAGGCGAAATGGTGGTTCCACCAGTCATATCTGACAAGACAAGATCAATAATTAGAAAGGAGATGGCCGCTGTAGGTTTAGATCCTAATGAATATGTTGTTGGTCAAGGCATGTCCATAAACCCTATTACAGGACAAGCAGAGTTTGGTTTTTTAAAAAAGATAGCTAAAAGCGTTAAAAAAGTAGTTAAAAAAGTTGCACCTATTGCAGCTGTAATACCTGGTCCTTGGCAACCGTTTGCTGCCGTATATCAAAAGGGTAATGCAGCTCTCAAACTAGCCAAAGGTGAAGGTGGTCTTAGTGACATTATGACGTTAGCTGCTGGTGGTAGACAAAGTTTATTTGGGAAAGAAGGAGCTATTGAAGCTATTAAGAGTGGAACCGGTATTTTAGATCCAGCTAAGTTAGGTGATGCTTTTAAAAATATTGGTCAAGTAGCCAAACTTGATGCAGCAGGTAATATAGTTAAAGATGCTGCGGGCAATATAGTTACTGAATTTTCACCTTTAGCTTATGGAAGTAATGTTTTACAAGGTATAGCTAGTGACCAACAGCAAGGATATGGTGGATTACTAGGTGGTACTGGTCAAAAATTTAATGTTGTTACAGGTCAGCTTGAGGGTGCTGTAGGTGGAGCAGGATACAATCCTTTTATGCGACAAGCCACACCAACTACCGCTACGGTACAGTCAGGTGATACCCTTTCTGAAATAGCTAAAGCTAACAACACTACAGTAGAGGCGATCATGAAAGCCAATCCTGGAATTACAGATCCTAATGTTATATCGGTAGGACAAACATTAAATATACCAGGCACTACATCTAGCCAATCTGTTTTGAGTAGAATAATAAGCGGTACTCCTGGTCAACAAAATCCAATACAAGAGTTTATGGATGATCAACTAGGATTAGATCCTGGAGGTGGTGGCATTTACAATCTTCTTGGTGGAGGATCTGGGGACGGTACCGGAACTGGAGGCTTTGGTGGTATAGATCCCAAAATGGCTGGTCTTGCCTTGTTATACGGTAAAGTAGTTAAAGATGCAGCTAAGAAGACTGAAGGTGGTTTAACTGACATAAGACAATCAAAAAGACCAGACCTTAACCCAGCACCTGTATTTGCAGGATTTGACTTGGGTATAAGAAAGAAAGCATCTTTTGGTGGGCCGATAGGATTCGGTAGACAATACTTCAACGAAGGCGGTATGGCCGTAAAAGAACTTGATATGCGTCAAGGTGGTGAGTCAGTTGGTCCAGGAACAGGTACATCTGATGACATACCAGCCATGCTTAGTGATGGTGAGTTTGTAATGACAGCCGCAGCTAATAATGGAGCGGGTGGATTTAAGTTCAACAAAACAAAAAAAGGTATCGAGTTGATAGCTGCTAGTAAACCTAATAGAGAAAAAGGTGTAGACGTTATGACTAACCTTATGGAAACTTTTGAAAAATATAACAAATCTGGGAGTATGGCATAATGGCTGAAACAATAGATCCTGTACTTCAGGAACAACGTACCGCTGAAATTCTTACGGACCCGTTAATACGGGCTTTGTATTTTGGTACCGAAGGCACTCCTGGATTCTTTAATCAATTACAGCAAGCAGGTGCAAACCTTATCGGTACTGATGTGCCTCTACAACAAACTGCTGGTTTAGATAGATTAGAGACTTTAGCAAGAGAAAGAGCCGAAGCAGGTCTTGGTTCATTTCAACCGTTTTTTGATAGACAGCAAGGTTTGATAGATGAAGCCATAGCACAATCTAGAAGAGCAGAACAATTACAAGATCCATACTTTACAAGAGCCGAAGAGCAATTTGGTTTAGGTTTAGGTGATGCTTTATCTGGTATTCAACAAGCTAGAGGTGTAGCAACAGGTGCGGTAGATGAATTTGGAAACCGTATAGGTGAATCAGAAGATTTATTAAGAGGATCTGTAGGTGCTTACGATCCTATGATGACAGAACAATTTTATAACCCTTACGAGGATAGAGTTGTTCAACAAACCATAGACGACATAATGGAGGCTGGAGAAAAACAAGATATAGCGGCCAGAGCGCAAGCCATATCTGCTGGTGGTGAATCAGCCTTTGGATCTAGAGCAAGACTTGGCGCAGAAGAAAGAAGAGAATCTTTGGGAAGGGGATTAGCAGAAGCTTTAGGCAACATTAGATCTAGAGGTTTTTCAGAAGCACAACAGACAGGTCTTGGTGAGTTCGCACGACAAAGACAAGCAGAAAGAGCAGCCGCTCAAGGCCTGGGTGGATTTGCAAGATCAAGACTAGGAGCCGGTCAAAGTTTAGCCAGTAGCTTACAAGGATTAGGGCAAAGCGAAGCAGCCGCTAGAGCAGGATTAGCTGGTGGTTTACTAGGTATAGGCGCACAAAGAGGCGCTGGTGCATCTGGATTAGGTGCGCAGTTAGCAGGATATGGCGGTCAATTAGCTGGCGTAGGAACAACCCTTGATGCGTTAGGAAGAGGTCAAAGATCTGAATTGATGGGATTAGGTGCTACTTCTAGAGGTATACAAGAAACAGGACTTGGTAGACAGTTTGCTCAACAGATGGGACAACAGATGAGGCCTCTACAAACACTACAATCTATTGGTTCTATGTTACCTGGCTATCAAGCAACAAGAACTCAAATTGATTCAACATACGGTATGGCTCCTGATCCAAGCGCACAAGGTCTTGGTGCTGCTTTCTCAGCTTATGCTGCATTACAACCACCAAGAGCGGGTTAATGAGTTATTTACAAAGAAAAATGTTCGCTAATGGTGGTGTAGCTGAAGCCAACCCTTACTATTATGTAAGTGCTGATAGAAAATTAGTGCCTTTAGATTCTAACCAACTTTATGATGTTTTATCAACTGCGGGTATAGGTGAGCTTACGGCATTAATACAGAATCCAGATGTTGAATATAGCCCTGCAACACAAGAATTGTTTCGTAGAGTAGTAGGAGAAAGAAGAGCTAGAGGATCTAGCACTACTCCAAACAATTTAGAATTTGGTAAAGCTTTGCCTGATTATCTAGATTTTTATTCAGGTCTTGAAAATATAGGTGGTATTGCAAAAGACACAATCCTTGAAGGTGCTGAAAGAGGTGTGGGGTTATTTAGGGGGCTAATGGCTGATCAAGGAGATCCACAAGATTTATTTGTTAGTGAGAGATTTCCATTCAATAGACAGGGACAGCCTGTTGTAGATCCATTCCAAGGTCGTCCAGATCCGACAAATATTCCAGAACTTATAGGTAGAGCCGCAGAGGGATTAGAAGCTAAAGCAAAAACTGTACCTCCCCTTTTTGATAGATCAGGATCATTAAGAAGAGGTTTTTCTAATCCAGAATTAGCGGCTATCTTAAATAGAGCGCAATCGGGTGAAATACAAGACTTTGAAGAAGAAATAGAAGAATTAGTAAAACCAGATGTAGTAGATACAGCGGTTGTTCAAGAAGTAACCGAGCAAGCCCCTAGAGAGTTACCTAGAGGAATAGTAGAAATTAGAAACATAAGCCCTGATGATTATGAAGGGTCCAATATAGCTCTGTTAAAACAAGAAATGGAAATAGTAGGTAGAGATGAAGAAGGCAATCCTCTGCCAGAAACAAGATTATTACAGGATCCTGAAATACAAGATCTTTTAGATGAAATCAAACCTATTGAGGTGAAAGTTGATGTAGACAAAACAGAGGCTGATAGCTTATTGGATACTGAATTAAAATTTGAAGGATTAAAACCAGGAGAATTAAAAGAGGGTGCTGAAGAACTTTTTGAATCTATTAGACCTGGAGAAGACCCTACTAAGCCTTTAGCTCCTATCATGCCAATAGGTAAACCAGAAACAGAAAAAGATGCCGTTACTAGAAAACTAGAAGAACCAGGATTCTTTGGATCTGATAGGTTCTTAGACTTTATTAGGAATGTTGGTGGAGAACTTACCAGAACAGGGCAAATGGGAGCAGGTCTATCTCTTGGTGCATCTAAGGCCGCTGAAGAGAGAGCCGCTAGAGAGTTGATGGCCGAACAAGAAGAAAGAGACTTTGCATCTAAACTAAGACTTGCTCAAGCTGAAGCAGCATTAGAAGCTGCCGGAGAGGGTGCTTATAACAAAGATAAAATAAAAACTTATGTTGAATTTGAAGATACTCTTATTCAAGCGTTAAGAGAGTTTGATGAAGACGAAAGAATTATTAGTGATATTAACCAAATAATTAATGAAGACATAAATGATCCTAATGCTTTTGGTGTAAGGGGTTTTATAACAAAAGTAAGTGAAGATTTAAGGGCTGCTGCTGGCATGGGAGAAAAAGATTGGAACAACCTATCAGCACCTAAAAGAACTCAATTAATTTTAGATGTTACAGCCCAAAGATCCGTAAGAGATATTTTAGGAGAATCTGGTAAAACTATTTCAAATCTTGACAGAGACATAGTTGCTAAAATATTTGGTAGTGTAAATGTATTTACATCGCCTGCGGAGTTAAAAAAGAAACTTGAAAATAGTAGAAAAAATATTATTGAGAGTATGAGAAAAGAACAAAATACGATTATTAACAGATCTAATGCACTTAAAGAATCTGGCTATCCATCTCAAGTTGTATTTGCCAATATACCTTTAATAGACAGAATACTTAAATTTAATTTTGATGATATTGAAAACTATAGACTAGGTAGCAACGCTACTGGGTATATAGAAACAACCTTATAATGCCTAGATACAAAGTAAATATTTCTGATGGTGTATTTGAGTTTGTAGATGCAGATACCGAAGACGAAGCTAAGAAAAAAGTAAAAGCTATTATAGCTACTGGGGCTACTTCACCTTTTTACGACAAACTTTATTTTGATTACGATACAGGGGTAAAAGGCAAGTTTGAAAGGTTAGTTGATAAAGGTACAGAACGTGAAGGTGATTTAAGAAACCTTAGAGCGCAGTTATCAAGAGCAGAGACACCTAGAGAACAAGAAACCGTATTAGAAAACTTTGTAGGATCTTCAGGCTTTACTAGAAATACAAAAGGACAGGTTGCTCTGACTCCAGTAGGATTAGAAGAACTAGGCCTACCAATACAAAACAGAACGCTTAGTGACGGTACTTCAATACCGTTAAATACCGTTATTGATGAAAATGATTTTGGTTTGCAAACTGGAGATCTTGCAGACTTTGCCGGTATTGCAGGTCCTATAACTGGAGCAATAACTTTTATGTTGCCACAAGCTAGAGTCATAAAAGGCCTTACATCTTTATTTGGCGGCAGAGATCGTATAGCTAGAATGTTTGCAGCCGGTACTGGTTCAGCCGTAGGTAAAGCAGGAGAAGAAGCTTTAGATTATCAAGAGGGATTTCAATTACAAGAAAGAGATGAACTCAAAGATTTATTTGGTGGTGAGTTTTTGTTTGGTTCTGTCGGTCAAGGTATAGGTGAACTTTTTGGGTTAGGATATAAATTACTTTTAGGAAGAAATGCACCAACGGCAGATTTAAGATTAAACAGACAAATGGCTTTAGGTAGATCTGCTTCAGACATACTAAAACTAGATGCACAACTAGGTAAAGAAGCAACAGAAAGACAAATAGCAAAAGCAGCCC